TGAAACAACTATTAATCTTAGTTGCTCCAAATTGATCTCTAATAGGCTGTAAGACTTTAATTACTAAACTTGTGATCCTAGAGACTGCATTATGATCTAAATGCTCTTCCTGATCGATTCCTGCATGTAATGCGGTAGGAGAATAAACTAACTCTTGTAACGTGAAATTGGTGCTTATCAGCATCGCTAACCAAGAACTCTTATTTGACTGTGTAATCAACTCCTTTGACAAGCTCCAAGACGGACTTATGAGAATGAGCATTATCCCCATTAACGGCATCATCAAATGCCTGTCTAACTTCTTTAGGAAGTTTATCAAGATGAGGTTGCAGATGTTCGACTGCTAAAGACTGAGCTTTATCAGCTACTAAGTCCTTAAGCATATTTGCCACAAATGGCAGAATGAGGTTAACCATTTCTTTCCTTTCTTTGTCCTGTTCATGGTTATCATAATTATCCTTTACGAAAAAGTCATACAGCCAACTAAAGTGGTTCACTAAGCTTCCTTTTCCTTCTCAGGATGGGGGGGAATGGGATTCTTTTCTGCTTCTTGATGAAGATCACCTCCAGATTCAAAGTAGAACTTAGCAATTCCCGCCAAAATCGGGATAAATGCACCAATTAGTATATTTAAGAGGTCTTTTGAGGATGTGGGTAATTCTTCTGCACTCCCAAGCATTACATGGACAATATACAGAAACGTAGCCAGCGCAAACAACCCAATGATAAACCTAGCAATAAACCTACTTACTTGAATTCTCTCATTTACCGACATCTTAGGAGGTATCGGTTTCGGAACATCTGGTTTCGTAACTGTTGTTACTGTGGTCTCTTTAGCCAATTTATCTCCTGCTTGGTTTCATTCCGCGGATTTCACCGCACAATTCCTTGATTGCCATTGTCTGTTCATTTAATGCCGACTGAAAATTTTCATTTCTAGTGTTACTAAGATTGATTACATCAATAAGTCGTGAATCAGCCACAGTGTCTTTCTCTTGCCATGACTTAACTTCGTCACGATGACTTTGTGCAGTTTTATAAATATAAAAGAATGTTGCCCCAATAATAACTGCTGGCAGTCCTATTCTTTCTATTAACTGCAATAAACTGTCTACTTCCATGAGATCAGGATGTATCTTTCCAGTTGCATATGCATAATCGGCAGGATTCATTTGACACTATTTCTCCTGAAAATTATGGAGTCATAATTGTTCATGAAATACCAAACCAGATACACTCCAGCTAAAATCAGACTGATATAAATCGAAAAGAAAATCAGTAGTCCTGTCATGGATTACTCAGGATTCATTTCTGCTTTTGTTCAGCTTGGAAAGTTGCCCAATCTGCTTTGACTGCATCTGTCCAGACTGCATTGCAGATTGCTTGTGTCTCTGCTGGCTCACCTGAAATGTCATCACCAGGATGCAGGACATGACGATGGAAACTTCTTGAAAGTTCCACTCCATCTTCACTGACTATCGTTGCCTGACGACATTGGATTGATTTGAAGTCACCGACAACTTCAATCTTGTCGCATTTTATTTCTTTAGTTAATGCCATTTAAAATTCCTATTATTTGTTGAACGATTTACTCCAATCATCTGATTGAACTTCCATTATTGATTCTTTGGATATGGTAACCGTCTCCAAGCACCTCGTATCTCATCCCAAACAGACTCATTTTTAATATCCTCACCACAAATTTGTAATATATCATCAAGTTCATTAATTTGCTTTCCATCAAATCCAGTTTTATGATGAATAGAATAAAGAACAACTGGTATTTCATCCAAACCTAAAGTAAAAGCTATTGCCAATCTGTGATTACCGTCAAATCCTTTACTGTGAATTACACCTTTGTTACATCCAACGACAAGTGGTGATTTAATACCATTTTGCTTAATGGATTCGACCAAATCATCATACCCTGTTTCTATCGAGGGTTCGTATAAACGGTGTCGCAATACTTGAGGGTTAATTTCAGTGTAAATGATTTCAGCCATTTTTATTAGGCTGCTCTATAGGAGAAACCAATTATAATAGCCCCATCATCACTCCATTCAGTTGCTTGCATATTTGTTGCTCCTGCCGTAGAATCCCACACTCTTAAACTCATAGAGGTTTCAGCGGGTCTTCCATAATAGCTAACTATATATCCTGCTGCTGCTGTAGAAAAACCAGTCCCATTAGCAGCAGCTCCACCAGAATAGCTAGTGGTTCCTGCAGCAACGGTAAACGGTAGACCTAAGATGTAAATATCTCCACTGGCAGATCCGATAGAAGTGGTTTTAATTTGCCCAGAGACAGTAACCAGATTGCCGACTTTGGTGTAGTACCCAAGATCGCCAGAGCCGGACATCGACATATGATTTGAACCATCAGAAACCACTGGACTCCAAGTCCCAGTCTCATAATGGTTTAAGACCTCGTCTCCTGTTGACGTATCTGGTGTTGTTCCAGTTTGGGATGATACTGTCTGTGCAGCAAAATCAATCCCCTGTCCTGCCGTGCCGATTTTTAAACTTCCAGTTTCAACGGTCACATCACCATCAGTCTCCACGGTCAGTGCTGCAGCCCCTCCGTCTTCGTTTAAAACTGTTGTTCCCCCATCGGTCACTGTAATTCGATCTGTTGACCCTGCATCCTGGAGTTTTAATACTCCTCCAGAGGCCGGTTTAAATGTCAAATTTCCCATAGGTTCCTTTATGGTCCTGTGATTGTGGTGTGTCCACCGCTTAATGCGATAGTTAAAGCGAGAGTACCGTCAACTTTTAACTCATAACTACCTGTTCCTTTGGTATTCAAAATCATCCCAACATTTGTGTCATCACCTAATGCGGCCAATTGTGGTGAATTAGAAGCAGCCGCATTTGTCATTTCAAAATGATTTTTAGCAGAACTTGTTGTTTGAAATACCAATTGTTCTGCACCATTTGCATCAGCAATAAATCCAGCATCTGCGATTTTTGGAGCAGTTAAGCTTTTATTCGTTAAAGTCTGAGTACTACTAAGCGTGACTAAGGAAGCAGAAGAAATATCAACTGGTCCTGATTCGGTAGCACTAGTACCTGTAAAAGTCCCCTCGCCAGTGATGATTTCTGCACAAATGAGAGTTCCATTATTAGTAAGCGTATATCCGTTAAGATCTATCTTGTACGGACAGATGTAGGTTTCATCGGCAGCAATAGTAAAGTTTGCAGTAAGTTTAACATTAAAACCACCTGCATCAATGATTGCTTCCCATTTACTCGCAGAAAGATCTGTTGTAAAAGTTCCTGAATCATGTCCTTCAAGACATATATAAACAGCACCTGTTTCAGAATTTTTAACTAGATCTCTTTCAACATATGTTGTTCCTGAAACCCAATTACCTCTCCAAGATCCTAATTCTTGAGTGGCAATGATGTCACCATTAGAATCGAAAGATACTATATTGTTTATTCTGTCAGTTTTATTCTGACTGATAGTAGCAGCAGTATCAGGAGTTGTATTAAAACCTGTCGTTCCTTCCAGAGAAGATGCAAACTTTAAGGAATGACCTCTATTATCATCCAACTGTTGAGAAATTTGAGTTAACTTATCAAAACTGTTCTCAATGGTTTCTGCATCAATAGTAGAGTTATTCGTATAATCAGAAACCTGAGTTAAAGGAACACTTCTGGTAATGACAATTGTATCAACTGATGTCGGATAAGTTACTGTAGAATCTACAGTGAATCCTGCTTCAATATAGGTTATTGTTGCATTAGAAGAAGTTCCTGCATTCTGAACAGTATAATGAGTATCTTTTTTAAGATATCCAGATGCTCCTGCAGTAAAACCTCCACCAGTAATAGGAGTACCTGGACCTGAAGCTCCTTTTTCCCAATAGACTTCAATATGGGTTGCATCAAGTACAATAAAGCTTATTGTATGTGGCCCTTGAGTGGCGTTTCCTGAAAAAGAAGATCTTGTAGTTGTTGCAGATACTGTCATTAATAACCTCCTACTACAGCACTAGGGCGGAATGCTTCTATATAATCTTGATTCTCAAAATGTCGAAGCATGTTTTCCGTTCTTCCTAGATAACCTGGATTAAG